CACGCCCTACAAATTACACAGCAAACCTAGTCAGCGGTGTGCTGACCAGCGTAACTATTGCCGATAGCGTGCCCCTTACAATCACGCTTACCGAAAACCCAAAAAACTACCTTCTCCGCGACGGCTGGCAACTAAATTACATAGCCCCCGATGTTTACCAACTGTCATTTGAACTGGAGCGCATCTACATATGACGCAACAGCCACCTAATGCCGAAACGATTAAATCCCGTCTAGCAACGGTAGTAGACCTCTACACCCTAGACATTACGGTATTGCTACCACCCGGTAGCACCGACCAAGCCATTTACCGCTTCTGCAACTGGAGCCAAGTCAACGGTTCGGACATCGCCTACCAAGGCGATACCTACACCGCGCTACCGCTTGAGGCGTCGGGCTTCGAGCGCAACACCAGCGGTCAGCTGGCACGTCCCAGCATCACCTTTGCCAACATCGGCCTCGCCATCACCGGCCTCGCCAACACCTACGACGACCTCGTTGGTGCAACCGTCAGCCGCATCCGCACACTCACTACCTACCTTGACGGCCAACCCGGCGCAGACCCTGATGCCTACTGGGGCCCAGACGAATGGCTCGTCGAGCAAAAAAGCGGCGAAAACAAACTAGCGGTCACGTTCCAGCTCGCCGTTGCCTTTGACCTAGAGGGCCGCAGCCTGCCGGCCCGCCGAATGCTCCGCGAGCAATGCCAGTGGACTTACCGCAGCAACATCGGCTGCCACTACAGCGGCTCCAACTACTGGGACGTCAACGACAACCCCGTCGCATCGCTTAGCAACGACGTATGCGGCAAGCGACTGGAGAGCTGCAAACTGCGCTTTGGCGCAGGTAGCCGCCTACCGTTCGGTGGATTCCCCGGCCTCGTTGATAAATCAGGCTGATGCTTTCCACTTACAGCAATCCGCTTACGCAGCAGCAGATCGCCGCCATCCGCACTGCTGCCGAAACCGCCTTCCCGGTCGAAGCGTGCGGCTTTGTCCTACTTACCGGCGAAGTCGTCACCTGCAGCAACACCGCCACCCTGCCGGACACCTTCACCATCTCAGCCACCGAGACAGCGCAATACCTTGACGACGCCCTGTGCAGCTGGCACTCCCACATCCAGTTTCCGCGCCTATCCGAGGCCGATATCCGCGCATCCAAAGCACTCAACCTGCCCTACGCGGTCTGGGATTGCTCCAGCGCGCTGATGTTTTGGCTGGATCCGTCGCAAGATGCCGGCCTAATCGGCCGACCTTGGGCCTACGGCGTCCATGACTGCTACAGCGCCGTCCGCGACTGGTACTGGCAGCAGCACGCCTACGCCATGAACGACTACCCCCGCCAATACGAAGGCGAGTGGAACGACCGGGGCTTCACGCACTTCGAGGACAACTTCGCCGCAGAGGGTTTCACCAAACTGCCGCCTACCGCAGTGCTTCAACGCGGTGACGTCCTGCTGATGCGTATCCGCAACGATGTTTGCTGCAACCACGTCGCCGTACTGGAAGATCCGGCCGCCAACCAGCTGTACCAGCACTTGGTTGGTCGCCTATCTGGCCTGAGCACTTATAGCCCCTACTTCAGGGAGCAGACCTATGCTGTCTTGAGGAGGTCTGCGTGATGGTAACGGTCCGTTTGCTGGGTGAAGCAGGGCGCCGTTTTGGCCGCGTATTCCGCCTTGCTGTTGGCAGCGCCGCCGAAGCCATCCGCGCTTTGTGCGTCCAACTCCCCGAACTGCGCCTGTTCTTGGTCAACAGCGCCGAAAACGGCATCGCCTGGCGCGTCGTCACCGAAGACCCGATGGGCCTTTCCGAAGACGAACTCGACTGGCCCTGCAGCAAGCGCGTGGTACTCGCCCCTCAACCCACAGGCCGCGGCGCCGTAGGCCGCATCATCGCCGGAGTGGCACTTGTCGCCTTCGCCATCTTGGTACCCGGTATCGGCGGTGGCGTCGCCGCCACCATCTTTGGCACAGCCTTTTCCAGCACCGCCCTCGGTATTGGAGCCGTCGGCCTTAGCTTGATTTTTGGCGGCGTAGCGCAACTACTTACGCCGACGCCCAAAATGCCTGGTGCGGATTTCGGTTCCACCACGCAAGCCGACCGTTCCGACCAACTCAAAAGCGCGCTGTTCGACAAATCCAACGCCAATACCGCCCAAGGTGATGTTGTACCCGTGCTGTACGGCGAGCGGCTGATCGGCTCCTTGGCCGTGCTTAGCTTTGGCGTCGAAATTCAGAACAGCATCTGATGGAAGACCTGCGCGTTGAAGGTGCTGGCGGCGGTGGGGGGCAGACCGTAGTCCAGCAGACAATTATTGCCCCAACGCGCACCCCAACGGAGGAAAGCAACAACCTCTTTTCGACAGCCTTCGCCAAAACCGTCTACGCCATCTCCGAAGGCGAGATCGAAGGTTTCCCCAATGGCATCGAAAAAGATACCTACCTAGATTCCACGCCGATTAAAAACACGGATGGAACTGCAAACTTTACTGGCTACACACTTGATTACCGCGCTGGCACAGACGAAACCCAGACGCCCCTAACCGGTTTCTCGACAGTAGAAACTGCGGTCGGAGTTAGTACCGCAGTTACTGTCGCCACCGGACCGATTACGCGCACAATTACCGATGCCGACGTGGAACGCTGCCGCGTCGTAATTTCGCACACCGCACTCCAGTCAACCAACCAAAGCAACGGTGACATCACTGGAACTAGCGTCGCCTACCGCATCGCCGTCAGCGCCAACGGCGGCCCTTTCGTAACTGTCACAGAGCCGACTGTAAGCGGCAAAAGCAACAGTGAATTCCAACGCGCATACGAGTTCGATCTTGCTGGTACTGCACCGTGGGCCATCCGTGTCACACGCCTAACCGCCGATAGCGGCAGTGCCTATCTACAAAACGGCATCGTCTGGCAGAGCTACACCGAAATCGTCGACGAGAAGTTTGCCTACCCCAACACCGCTCACCTGGGACTCAAGGTTGACGCACGCCAGTTCAACTCCATTCCCGATGTAAGTCTGCGCCTGCGCGGCAAACGCGTTCAAGTACCACAAAACTACGACCCGCCCACCCGCACTTACAGCGGCCTCTGGGACGGCACGTTCAAAACTGCGTGGACCGACAACCCGGCCTGGATCTTCCGCGACATTGTTCTCAATCCCCGCTTCGGTGTAAGGCGGTATGTCTCGTCAATCGCCATCGACCCCTGGTTCCTTTACACCATTTCGCAGTATTGCGACGAGCAGGTCTACGACGGCCAAGGCGGTACCGAACCCCGCTTCACCTGCAACGTCTACCTTCAAAACGCTGGGGCGGTTTTTGAAGTCCTTAATTCTCTTGCCTCAGTTTTTCGCGGCCTTATTTATTACGCCGACAACAAGCTCTACCTAACGCAGGATCGCCCGCAACCTCCAGTACAACAATTCAGCGAAGCCAACGTAATTCAGGAAGTAGGCGAAGACGGTCAAGTCACCGCACCGTGCTTCAACTACAGCAGCAGCGCCCGCACCGCCCGCAAAACAGTCTGCATTGCCAACTGGGACGACCCAGCGCAGAACTACAGCAGCGTCGTCGAATACCTGCAAGATGACGAGCTACTCCAGCGCCTCGGCTACAACCCCGTCGATCTGCGCCTCTTGGGTGTCACGTCACGCGGCCAAGCCCTTCGAGCAGCCAAGCACACGCTATTTAGCAACCGCTACGAAACTGAGACCGTCAGCTTCCGCATCGCTGCCGAAGGTTTGGCCAGCAGCGTAGGCGAAATAATCCAGATCGCTGACCCACTCCGCCAAGGCCAACGCCTAGCCGGCCGCCTTGTCGAAGTAGACGGCAACCGCTTGGTACTCGACGCCGTACTCGCCCTAAACCCGGCAATCTCCTACACGCTGTCACTCGTCATCCCAGACGGCGAAACAGTAACCAACCCCGACGGCAGCACCACAACGCAACCCAAGTTGCAGGTGCTCAACATCGTCGATTACACCACGCTCGCTGGTGCATCCGACCTGCGTACCCTCATAGCTCAAAACGACGACACACTTATCACTCAAAGCGGCGACATCATTACCGGCTATGTCGTGGAAGAGGACAACGGTCGCACCGTTGTCACCTGCGATGGCGTTGTCACAACCCAGGCTGGTGCGCTGTGGGTACTGGAGTGGACTTCACTGAACGCAGCCCTTTACCGCATTATCTCTATTGCGGAATCGGACCAGCTCATCTTTGAAGTTCAAGCAATCCAGTACAACGACTCCAAGTATGGCTACGTCGATAACAACCTGCCGATCGCAGTCCCTAAGGACCGTTTTACTTTGCAGAGCCCGCTGGTCGTCACAAACCTGTCGGCCGCACTGATCTACCGCAACAAGCGCGTGCAGATCGAAGCGCAATGGCGCTCACCGCAACGCGACCTTGCCGACGACACGCTGGTGCGCGGCTACCGCTACCAGTGGCGCAAATCCGACGCAACGCAGTGGAGCGACATCCT